ATTGAGGATAAAAATAATTAAGGCAATATAATATCTTCAAACATTCCCCTGTAAAATGTTTGTAGGCTTTCTTCAGGTTTCATTTGTTCTTCGTAGGTACTTCTCGGTATATATTTGACTATTATTTTTTCTTTACCACAAGTAAGTTTTTTATCATAATAGCCTTGGACTATTAATATAGCTCCTATAAAAAGTAAAAATATAGCAATTGCTTTCATTCTTAATAATATAATATAGATTATTTTTCTACATTTCTCTCAGTCCAAACATCAGTCTTTTCAATTTCCTCTTTAACCTCATCCAATCTGACGATATTTCCATCCTCGTTTTCATTGCTCGCCTCTACATTATCGCCAGCAGCACCAGCAGCACCAGCAGAGGACTCTACAGGCGCAGCATTTGAAGTAAGCGTCTGTTTCCTGTTTTCAAAGACAATATCGCGGTCGTTCATATTCTTCTTATACTCTTTCATTAGAGTGTTGAGCTGTGTCTCAGAGTATTCTTGATTCTCAAGAGACTCTGGGTTAGGAGACCAAGGGCACCAACAGCCTACTTGTGCGATATAGATATTGAACTTGTTATCTATTTTCTTCAAAAACTCGCTACGGACTTTTGCCTCTTCAATAGTATCAAAGGTACCGCGGACTTTGATGCCGCGCATAGAAGTAATAAAGTTATTATCTTTATGATAATCTGCTTCAAGCTTGTCGTTATTAACCGATTTATAAAACGCGAGCTGTTCGCTCATTTCCTTGGGCTCAAAGATATATGAGTGATTGTCTGCAATTGTATCGACCAAATCCTTTTGTTCCGGATTCTTTTCCTTGATGCCTTCGAGAAGCTTCTTCATATCTTCAGAAAACTTCTCAATAAACTTGGTAAAAATGTAAGCTTCTTTATTTACAATAACATCTTCTGGGCTCAAAAAAGACAATAGTACAAAGTTTTGGCCACGGATAGGCTTGTCCTCATCCAAGTAATCCACCTCTTTTGTTGATACCATCGCGCTGTTTTCTACTGCTGTCATTTTATACTACTGTTTCTATCTTATATTATAAATATATATTTATAATCTTATATATATTTTCATAATTGCAAATAAAATATTTTATAATAATAAATGTCAATAAAAAAATACGATGATTTCAACATACTATTATACAAAATGTTAAAATTAATTATTCAGGCTCTAATAATCGCGTTTGTAGCATTGCTAATACAAGATAATAAGTTTAATGCGGTTAAACTATTTACTCTCACGATACTAATAGCTCTGACAATATACATATTAGAACTATTGGCAAACCGATTTACAATTGCCACTCAAACCGCGAGCAACATAGGATTGCAAAAATCTAACGCATTTATGTTATTATAATAGCCTCCCGCCTCCTTCCTCCTCCAATCCCCTCCTTCCTCTTCCTCCCTCTAATTATTTTTATTATTTATGCAAATGTAAAGCAATACAATTCATATCATAATAAATATCATTAGGAAGATAAAACAATATCTCGCCAAATGCTCTCAATAATATAACTGATAGAATCATAGACTGTAAAACTATAAAGCTATCCTCGTATGATATAATATATCTCGTCAGATAGTTCATAGTTAGCACTAATATAGCTAAGATTATTATATTACCAGAATGCGATATAATACATAGCGCTCAATCATTTTTTATTTATATAAAAATGTTAAAAAATTTATTGGTAGTCTCTTCAAGCTACACAGAGAAAGCTAAAGCAATCAGATTTCTATAAAAATTGAAATGAAAAAATAAGAATATTCCGGCTTCTCAAGTATCTGCTATGTCAATATCAATATATTTATTATAATAATTGTCGGCCTATCGTCGGCCTATCGTCAGTATGCTTGTCTGCTGGAATATTTGCGGATTCTTAAATATATTTTAGCAGTTGTGGTAAGCTGTTTATAATGATGGTATTATTTCGTAGTTTAAATCTACGCATATCTTTTTCCATATCTGGTCTTGGACGTAGAGCTTTTCTCTGCTTTTCAATAATGGAAAATATTTGAGGTATTCGTTGAGCCCGAGTATCTGAAAGAACTTATAGAGAACATAGCTATATGACAAAAAATTCTTTCTATCTTTCGGACAATGTTTCAAGAAAGGCGCTTGGATGCTTCTAAACATATTACATAGCTTATCCTCCAATTCAGGACTGAATTGCGGCGTAGGTATTCCGTTGATTCTGTTTATAATATAATTGATATGCTCGTAATACTTGTTTATTCTCAATCTTTTAAGAATATCCCTCATTTTTAAATAGGTTATTTTTTTCAAGTCAGTTATTTTCTCCTTCTTAATTTCCGTCAAAATTCTTTCAAATATTTCATCGGGTATATCCGTACTCTCCTTGCCCTGAACCTGGTTGCACCACTCCCTAAAATGATTAATCCTCTTATAACAAAAATGCGATGTGTCCTTCGTATTCTGCTTTAATATCGGTCTATTTTGCTCTACCAAGAGAAGCTCTTGATATCCGCAGATACTACATACAATTATTGCATCGTGCTGGAGGCAAGTCATACTATTTTTACAAACCTTACATATCTCTATGTTTTCGTCTTCGACTGTTCTGACATATCTATTGTTTATTATTGCCATATATTTATCTACTAAGGTACTCTTGTCATATACCTTGCTATTATCATTTTCATTAATTTCCCCCTTAGTTTTATTAGCCTCGGTTTTATCGCTATCAGCGCCTTTATTTTCTGTTATTACTTTCTTATTATCTATGTTATTAAGAGCTTCTAATACATTAATAGTTTTAGTATTTATGCTCATATTTCGCTTTTTTTTAGATTCCTTCTTATATATTTTCGGTTTATTAAAAGACTCTTTGACAAAGTTTATATTTTGATTAATATCTGATTGCTTATTTACGGTATCATAATATTGAAATAGTATATCGCTCGTATTCTTGTAATACTCTATTTCATCTAAATTATTGAGTTCATTCAATTTACTTTTAATATCTATTATCTGCTCGTTCAACTCTATATTACTGAACCAAAGCCGGCTATTAAGTTCTTTATCGGCCGTATTATTTATACTTTTTAATATCTCCATTTTCTTTTCTTCGCAATAACTGAGTTTTTCAAGATAGTATACCTTTTCCTTATCGCTCTTCTCAAAATCCTTTATCATATTATTATGCATTGCGTCCAAAGTAACAGTTTCATTTATATCTGTTGTTATTTTTTTTTTAGATGACTTCTCTTTAAACATCATTATATTTGAATTATAAATATTAAGGTTTATATAATAAAAATAATTTTTGTGTCATATAATCTATATTTTTTTCTCCTCTAATAGTATAAAGAATATAGCGTAAATGGGTGGTGGTCTTCTTCAATTAGTAGCTTATGGTGCACAGGATGTTTATTTAACTGGTAATCCTCAAATTACCTTTTTCAAAGTAGTTTATCGTCGTCATACTAACTTTGCTATTGAAGCTATCCAGCAAACTTTCAACGGTAATGCCGGCTACGGAAATACTGTAACCTGCCAAATATCGCGCAACGGTGATTTAATAAATCGTATGTATTTACAAGTTGATGTCCCTAAAAAGAAAACCGCGCAAGCGGCAACAAACAGTACATACCAAAATTATCTCGGGTTACGCTTAATAAAATCCGTTGTTATTGAAATTGGTGGCCAACAAATAGATAAGCATTATTCCGATTGGCTTTACATCTGGAACGAATTATCTCTTCCTATGGGCAAACGCTATGCATATGATACTATGGTCGGTGCTGATAAAGATATATTAAACGGTGGCTATGTTAATTCTGATATAACCAATACAACTCTATATATTCCCTTTGAGTTCTGGTTTTGCCGCAATGTAGGTCTTGCGCTACCTTTAATCGCCCTTCAATATCACGAAGTTAAAGTAAAAATAGATTTTGAAACTAAGCCCAACTGCATATCTGTAGGCACTGGTGCATTAACCGATTTTGAAGATATTAAAAATATCTCTTTATGGGCTGATTACATCTTCTTAGATACTGACGAACGCCGAAGATTCGCTCAATTATCCCACGAATATTTAATAGAACAGCTACAATTCACTGGCACTGAACCCCTCGTTGCCGGTACCAACCGAATCAAGCTTAACTTTAATCACCCTTGCAAAGAACTCATCTGGGTCGCAAAAGTAGCCCCCTCTTCCACAACTGTTAATAAAACCAGATGGTACGATTATACCAACTTGGATGTTGCCGACGATAACACTTCCGAATCTTTAGCCTATGGTAATGATTCTGCACTTGGCGGTCAATACACATCCAACTACCTTGTTATATCCGATGTCAAACCTAAGACAAATAGCAACCCTTTCACCAATGCCAT